CGGAGTAGAGCGAGCCAATACCAAGATTTGCCCTTAACTCGGCCATAGTCACATACGCGGCTGCCATCTCTACTCCTCTGCTAATAGCTCTCTGGGGCTAGGGCTACTAAACCCCAGAGATTACTTATTGGTTTTTAGGCCTTGTTGTATAGGTAAATACCCTTTGGCATTTTGGCAATTGTTGCCATGTAACCATAAATCGCAACCTGTACTTGTAGGTTTGATACTACGTTTACGCTCATGAAGTTTTGAGCGGAGCGATATACGGTAAATGCTTCTGGGGCTAATACAATCGCTGAACCATCATCGAAAGTAGTTGCTGCCAGGTTCTTATCAACGTACAAGTCTAATCCGAGAACGTTACCTCTAATTGATTGAACGCTAACTTGTCCTGCTGCATTCATAGGCTGTAAAGCCGTAAATACAGGTCGCTTTGTGGTGTCTTGAGCAGCAATTAGTGCGCCCCATTGTGCTGGGTTAGCAATATAATTTTGTGCAAAGTAACCAGTGTTTTCGTAAATCTTACGTGCTGCCTCTGAAGCAAAGGTAACAATGCCGTCTAGATCAGCAGTTGTGTTTGTTGCTGCTGTTCCAGCAGTAATCAAAGCTGCACCAACGGTTGTATCTAGAGTTTTTAAGTATGCATACTCTAATTGCTTTGTAAGTTCTGCATAGAAGTTTGGATCTGATCTCTCAAGCAGTTCCACTGATAGGGTATTCATACCAGCGTACTTAGATACTGTACCTGATAAATATTGAGTAACCATGCCAGTATTTTGTACTGCGCCAGCCTCTAACTCTACAGTTACTTCTGGTGCCACACCTGATTGACCGCCAGCAGAGGTCACCAAAGACGGCACGCTGATTGTCATTCCACTTGTTGGAAGTGTTCCTTGTGAACATGCATCAATTGCTGGAGTTCCAAATCGAGTATTAGTTACGAACTCGCTTAGATATTGAGTTGGGCTAAATGCTGGGTTGGTAGCAAATGAGTCATCGGCAGCTGTTACGTATAGCTTTGAGTCTTCATTACCTAGAGCGGCTTTAATCTTATGCTCTGTGTATGCAGCCATTGATGTAATAGGCGTGCGGATAGTTGTTTGGATAAGTGGTGCTGTAATTATTGGGCGAGCAGCTTCTACTGTAGGAGTAGCAGCCTCTGCCTTTGCTTCTTGTGGCTGTGTTGCATTGTCTTCCACAAAAGCCTCGCTTTCTTTTGGTTGATTTGTGTCCTCTGCTTCGTTTTCACTAGCAGCAACTTTAGATACTTGCGCAGCGGTAAATGCTGGCGATTCCACCAGGCTGACTTCACGCAGGCTAGCGCTTGTTACATATAAATAATCTTTCTTTTGCACCGACTTGTTTACGTCTACGCCCACTGATAATCCGTCAATTAATTGTTCGCCAGCTAGGATTAAAGCGTCTTGGCCTTGCATGCTTGCGCTAATTTTAAAGGAAGCGTAAATACCGTCTTCTGCTTTATTGAAGTTCTGCATACGGCCTATTGGTTTATCTGCTTGGTGCTGCATTAACATTTTAACCTTGCCTGGATCGCCGATCTCAATAGAATTTTTAGCAAATACAACCTTGCCAACAGAAGTGTTACCCACTTCCTCGTATGGCACGATCTTGCCAGCAATGATTCTGCGCTCACCGTCTGCGCTTTCTATCTGGCTACTGAATGTAAGTTTCATCTGCTGTTTCGCTTCCGTTAGGTGTCATGTTTTCCATTTCTTTAGCATCTTCTATATCTATTAAACCTAGAGCCAGCATTTTCTCTATTGCTTCTAGTCGCTTCATTGTGTCGGCACGTAAGAACGACTCCTCAAGTGAAAACTTCACTATATGGCCTCTTGGCGTGATGTCATCCATGCTCAGTCTGTCCTCAATTGCACAAATGAAAGGCTGTAGAGAATAAGCCACAAATTCTTTACGGCCATCAATGATGTTTTGATATGTCATAGAATTATTCATGTCGGCTGAAATATAATAAGCTGGCACATTCATTGCCCTGGCTATTTGCGTGCAAAGGTACTGTTGAGCTTCGTTGTACATCATGTCTTTAGGAGAGAATCCTGTAGTTTCATAACTTAAAGTGGAAGTTAAATACGCAGTGCTTCTATTAAGCCTGCTTTGCTTCCATTGAGCTAGTAATCCAGATACTTGTTGCTCTGGTAAATCTGCACCTGTGTTCTTGATGTAGCCAGACGGCATTGGAGTTTGTGCAGATACTGCCGCCGCCTTTTCAATATCTAATGCGCTTTGAATTGTACGAGCAGCGGTTTGTAATACGCCTTGTGTCAGGCCCTGGAAAGTTACAAGACTGCCAATTCCAGATGCTGGTACGTCAACGCCATCAACATAATATTGACTTACTTCTGTGCCAAATTTATTAGTGGTAAATGTAACTCTATTGTTGGCAACCCACTCGAATCGTGAAGGCCGAAGGTCATCGGCATAAAGTTCGGTGACTCTCCAGTAAGCAACACCGTAAAATAGAAGACTATCGACAGTCCAAGATAAAGTGACGGATCGTGGTTGCCGATAGTCTGGTTGTTCTAACCAAAGAGGACTTCCCAGTACCTCACCACTTGACTTCTTATAAAGTTTAAGTGGCAGGTAGGAAACTACACCAGCTATAAGGTTTCTGCAACGGCTAACTGCAGGAACTTGCATGGCATAGTTGCGATCTAATCCGCCAGGAAAGTTACCGACACCAGTTGTAAATGAACCGTAGCCATAAGCCGTGTCCATAATGGCAGGGGCGTATTGCGCTTGGACAGATTCAGTTTTTTTGTTTATACCCAAAGCGGACAATAGACCCATATCAACATAATATACCCAAAACGGACAATTAGTGCAAGTTAGACAATAATCTGCGCGGTTCGTTGTGGCTTGGTTAATTCCGAAGCGATCATTGCCAAACTAATTGCCGCTGTGACATCGCCAGCTGATTTGCGTCTGATAATTCTCCATCCAGCATCATTAGTCTTAGCTGCACAGTTATTTAAGTGCTGTACTAAGTCTGCCTGGCCAGAATGAACCAGTCTTCCGTTTGCTAAAGCATCTGATAGATCAGAACACGCCTGGTAAAACGCCTGCCCTGATACATCTTGAACTCTCCAGCCACTTTGCTCCAGTTTGCTTGCCAAAGTTTGAGTGGCGTACTTGTCGTAGCAGATTAAGGTCGGATGGTACTTGCGTGCCCACTCATTTATATCACTCGCCATTCTAGTTTCATCAACAGCTACTTCGCTGGTCCAAAGTTGCGCCAGGCCAACCGCTATCTTTCCATCTTTCATCTGGCCCATAACTAACGCACCCGATCTACGTGTCGGAGCAATATCAAACGCCATCACAGTTGCAGGTCCCACTGGTATTTCTAAATTGCTATCACTACAGGCCTCGATGGAGCCATAAACCCAGGGGCTGACCGCGCTATCTACCCACTGGCATAACATCTCGGTTCTTGTAGCTTCTACGCTGTTAGTATTTACCGACTCTTCTAAAGTTTGCTCGGTTATTAAATATCCAAGCGCTGGATTAGCAAAGGTCCAGGCTTTACGGTCATGTATCTTGCAGTGCTGTGGTGCGCTGTACTCGTAGTAGCCTAAATTAGCAGGAGGGTATGACATACAGCGTTCTTTTAAATCGTTTAATACCTCACTGAACCCATCGCCTGCATTACTTGTCATTAGGGTCATAGCATTTGGCCTAGCTCGCGTAACGGGAAGCGCAGCGGTAAATGCTTCTTGCGACCACTCTCTAAGTTCATCAAGATAAAGGAAGTCGGCGGTCTTTCCACGTGGTGCATCTCTTGTAGCTGCTGCAATTTCATACCTGGCACCGTTTAAAAGCGCAATAGACTCCTGGCCGTTAGCCAATCGGATCTGGCGTACTTGTTTAGATAAGAATTCGTTGTCTTCTATCGTATAGGCCACTTGCCTGAAGGTATCCAGGGCCATATTTCTATTAGAAGACATACCAAGTACGTTCTTAGAGCCCCACAGGAATAAATGAGCCAGAATCAACATACGAGCTAGATGAGTCTTGCCATTCTGACGAGCTACTAGAACCAGGGCCGATTTTTTAAGGAAAGTACCGCCTGCGTCTACAGATAGTAAATCATCGAGTACCCAGCGCTGCCAGGGAATTAAAGGCAGGTTTATTTTCTCCGCAAGGTCCGCAACCTCTTGTGCCTTGCTTGCCGTCTTTAATAATGGCGTGTGGATTCTAGGCTGCGTGCTACCTATTAATTCTAGCCCCCGTTTGATTGGGATTATTTCTGCATCTTTATTCGTCACTTTGTAGCCCTTCTGGTCGGATGAATGGTGAATCTGGGACCGAACTTACCGTACTAGGGAGAGATGGCCCTTG